GAGCAACGCGAGGGCCGCATCATCCGCCGCGGCAATGCGCTCTATGCTCGTGACCCGGATGGTTTCGAGGTGGAAATCTACCGCTACGCCACCGAGCAGACCTACGACACCCGCCGGTGGCAGATCCTGGAGCACAAGGCTCGCGGCATCGAGCAGCTGCGTAAGTACGACGGCACCCTCAACGAGATCGACGACATCGAGGGGGAGGCCGCCAACGCGGCCGACATGAAGGCCGCCGCCTCGGGCGACCCGCTCATCCTGGAAGAAACACGGCTCCGCAACGATGTGCGCCGCCTCGAATCACTGCAAGCCTCCCACGCGGACGAAACGGCTTCGATGGTGCGCCAGGCGCGCGACCAACAACGCTTCGCGCAAGACTGGGGCCCGAAGGAGCTGGAAACGTTCCGAGGTCTGCAGGCTGCCGCCGAGGCCAACCCGGTGCCCAAGGATGGCTTCGCTGGCCTGACCGTTGCCGGGAAGACGATCACCGACCGCGAAGCGGCTATCAAGGCCGTCAAGCGGGGCATCGATCGTGTGTTCGTAAGCGGCGGGCAGGAGGAGTTCCAGTACCGAGGCGTGACCTTCATGCTGGAAGGCACGCCCGACCACGTGGAGCTCAATTCGCCCACCGGTGGGCTGGATTCCTATCGGCCGGCCAGGGACGTGCTGCCGTCGGCGGCGGGCATCCTGACCCGCTTCGGCAACTACATCAACCGTCTCCCGGCGCACATCGTCGACCTCGATGCGAAGATCACGGAAGCGAAGCAGGCGGCAGTGCAATTGCGCGAGCAGGCCGGCAAGCCATTCGCCCAGGCGAAGGAGCTGGAGTCAGCACGCGAGGCACATCGCCGGGTGCAGCGCCGGCTCGTGGCGAAGGGGCCGGACATCCCGCTGAACCAGCGACCCGCCCTGCAGAAGGCCATGGCCGAGCAGCGCCAGCAGCTCATCGAGCAGGGGTTCGGGGATACGCTCGAGGAGTTCGGCGGTGGCGCCGACGATGCGCAGTTCCGCCGGGACGGGACCGAAATGCTGTCGCCCGAGGCAGCCAGAGCCATGCGGGCGCTCCTGCCCAACTACTCGCCGCAGGCTCGCGCACAGGCTGTAGCGTCTGTGACCAAGACGGTGGAGGCGATTCGCGCCGGTTGGGGCAACGGGCCCGAGGTGATCGTGGCGTTCGACATGGGCGACCCGGTTGTGCCCGGGGCGGCCCGCCGCGCGGACCTGAAGCAGCGCAGCGGCGGCGCACGGGGCGCTCCCGAGGGCTTCTACTACCGTGGCAAGGCCTACTTGATGGCCTCGCGGCTGCCCACGGCCAACGATGCGGCGCGCGTGCTCTTTCACGAAGTACTCGGCCACCACGGGCTGCGCGGCCAGTTCGGCAAGGGGCTGGATGACGTGCTGAACCAGATCGGCACCATGCGCCGCGCCGACGTGGACGCGAAGATCAATGAATACGGGCTGCGCGGCGTCAACAAGCTCGACCGGCGCGCCGCGGCGGAGGAAGTCCTGGCCGAAATGGCGCAGACCCATCCCGAACTGCACTTCGTGCGTCGCGCCATCGCCGCGATCCGCACCTGGCTGCGCGAGCACGTGCCGGGCTTCAGCAACCTGCGGATGACGGACGACGAGATCGTGCGCAACTTCATCCTGCCGGCTCGGCGCTTCGTTGAGCAGGGCGGCCCGGACGGCGGGCCCAGCGACGGGCTGCGCTTCAGCCGTGGTGACGCGGGCCCCGCCTCGACCAACAGCCTCGATGCCCCCATCGCCGCCGACGACGACGGTGTAGCGAACTTCTGGCACTGGTACAGTGGGCAGGATGGAAGCCTCAAAGACACCCGAAGCGGCACGCAAGGATCTGGAGGAACTGCTGGCGGAGCTGCCGCCGGTGGGCCCGGCCGAGATGGCGGCGCATCTGGGCGACTCGGACCCGTTGATGCGCAAGGCCGCCCGCTCGTATTTTTCCACGGCACGCGAGACGACTTCACCGCGTTCGATACCGAGCACCCAAACCGAAAAGACGTAGGCTGGCTTGGCCGCGGCGTCTACGGTGCGAGCGACCCGGCGGACGCCAACTACTATGCCGGCGCAAAGCGCGGCGGCGGTGGGCAGCGCGTCATGCCGCTGTACTTCGCGGTCACGAACCCCTACGTTGCCACGCCGGAAATCAAGGCCCGTCTGAAGCGGGCCACGCAGGCGCAGGTCGATCGCTTCACGGCAAACCTGCGCGCGATGGGGCACGACGGCGTGACGCTCACTGCCGAAGATGGCTCGGTGGAGATCGTCGCGTTCGATCCCAGCCAGGTGAAATCGGCCATCGGCAACAGTGGGGCATTCGACGCTGGCACCTCGGACATCCGGTTCAGCCGATCCACGGTGCAGGACTTCGCCAAGAAGGCCACCGCCGAGCTCAATAAGACTTTCAATGCGCCCGGCAAGTTGTCCTGGTGGCACAAGACCGTGGGCACCATGTACAACCTCGCGGAGCGTTCGCCAGCCTTCAAGGCGGTGTTCGACTCAGCGCAAGGGTTCGTCGACGACGTGAGCTTCTACGCCAACGACGCGGCCGAACTGGCGCCCAAGCTGCTGCCGAAGCTGGAGACGTGGCGCGACATCAAGAAAGCGCCGGTGGCCGCGGCCGACAACGCCGCAGTGGCGAAGCCAGTCTTCGAAGGCACGCTGACCTGGGCGCGAGACGAACAGGGCAAGCCGGTACCGGTGCAGTCGCTCATCGACGCGGCGGCCGAGCTGTCGGCCGACCAGAAGGCGCAGCGCCTGCTGCGAAACGGGCAGATCGACGAGCGCATGCTGAAGGCATGGCAGGGCATGCCCCTGGAGTCCTACGAGAAGGCTATCAATACGCGCTTCGAGTCGCGCATGCTGCAGCCGGGCGTCGTCTGGACCGATGCGGAGCTGCGCTCCATGTTCAAGCTCTCGGACGATCAGATCGCGCTCTACCACGAGTTCCGCGAGACGACCGACCGGAGCCTGGACACGATGGCGCGCGCCGACATGCTGCGTTTCGTGGGCGACGATGCCAAGGGCATGCGTGGCATGGTGATGGATGCGCCGGATGCCCAGGCGGCGGCCGTGCTGCTGCGCGATCACCTGGTGCAGCTGGCCAACGAGCAGCCTGACCGCGCGACCCAGATCCTGAATACCGCCAACGGCATCATCGACCGGGCCGACAAGGTGCGCGACCTGCAGGCCCGTGGGTATGCGCCGCTGTCACGCTTCGGCCGCTACTCGGTCGACGTGGTGGACGCTGCCGGCGAGCGGCAGTACTTCGGCCTGTTCGAGACGGCACGCGAGGCCAACAATATGGCCGCCCAGATGCGGGAGGAGTTCGGCGATGCCACCGTCACCCAGGGCACACTGTCGGAGGAGGCCTTCAAGCTCTTCGCTGGCGTGACGCCCGAGACGCTGGAACTCTTCGGCAATGCCCTCGGCCTCGATTCGACCGGTGACAGCGCGCAGGACCAGGCTTTCCAGGAATACCTGCGGCTGACGAAGACCAACCGCAGCGCAATGCGGCGGCTGATCCATCGCAAGGGCATCGCCGGTTTCAGCGAAGACGTGGGCCGCGTGCTGGCTTCCTTCATCTACTCGAACGCGCGCCAGACGGCCGCCGGCCTGCACATGGGCGACCTCGGCGAGGCGGTGCAGGCCATCCCGAAGGAACAGGGCGAGCTGAAAGATGCCGCCGTGCGCCTGGCCGACTATGTGAAGAACCCGCAGGAGGAGGCGCAGGCGGTGCGCGGGCTGCTGTTCGCGCAGTACCTGGGTGGCTCGGTGGCGTCGGCGTTCGTGAACATGACCCAGCCTATCGCGGTGACGATGCCGTGGCTGAGCCAGTACGGCGGCGCGCGCGCGGCGGCCGCGCAGATCGGCCGGGCCGCGAAGAACATCGCCACGCGCGGCTTCGAATACGAACCGGATCTCGCTGCGGCGCTCAAGCGCGCCGAGGACGAGGGGACCGTGAGCCCGCAGGAGGTGCACCAGCTGATGGCGCAGGCGCGCGGCGCGAGCTCGCTGCGCTCCGGCGATGGCACGCGCGGCGGCGAGCTGCGCGCGATGGGCCAGAACGCGCTGTCGCGCTTGTCGCTGGCATGGGGGAAGCTCTTCGGCGCCGCCGAGCAGGTGAATCGCCGCATCACCTTCATCGCGGCCTACCGAACGGCGAAGGCGCAGGGCATCGAAGACCCGGCAGGATTTGCTCGCAAGGCGATCACCGAGACGCAGTTCCTCTACTCGAAGGCGAACAAGATGGAGTGGGGCAGGGGGGCGATCGGCGGCACGCTGATGACCTTCAAGACCTACTCGGTGGCTTACCTCGAGCTGCTGCACCGCATGTACACGCAGGGTGGGCCAGAGGGCAAGCGCGCCGCGCTGCTGGCGCTGGGCATGCTGATGCTGATGGGCGGCGCCGGCGGGCTGCCGTTCGAGGAAGACCTGGAGGATGCGGTCGACGCGCTGGCGCAGATGCTCGGCTACAACTTCTCGACGAAGAAGGCCCGCCAGGAATTTCTGGAGAGCCTGCTGCCGAAGCCGATCGCGCAGTTCATCGACAAGGGCGTGAGCGGTCTGCCCGGCGCGCCGCTGGATGTGTCGGGCCGCCTCGGCATGGGCAACCTGATTCCGGGCACGGGCCTGCTGCTGGAGAAGACCAGCCACGCGCGCGACCTGCTGGAGATCGCGGGCCCGGCCGGCGACTTCGCCAGCCGCATCCTCTCCGGCGGCCGCAGCATGCTCACTGGCGACGTGGGCGCCGGGCTGCTGGAAATGTCGCCCGCAGCGGTGCGCAACGCGGCCAAGGGCGTGGACATGGCCGCGACCGGCATGTATCGGGATGCCAAGGGCTACAAGGTGCTGGACACGAACACGCTGGAGGCGGCCCTCAAGGGCATCGGCTTCCAGCCGAACAGCGTGGCCACCATCCAGGAGGCGAACGGCATCAACCAGGGCGCGAAGGCGTTCTACAACCTGCGTGCGCAGGAGATCCGGGCGCTGTGGGCACAGGGCGTGTTCGAGGGCGACCAGCAGAAGGTGCAGGAAGCCCGCGACCAGGTTGCCGCGTGGAACCGGAAGAACCCTGAGCAGCCGATGCTCGTACGCATCCCCGACGTGATGCGCCGGGTGCGGGAAATGCGCAAGTCCAAAGATGAGCGGATCGCTGATACCGCGCCGCGGGCGATGCGTGCTCAGATGCGCGAAGAGGCGGCTCGGGCACGTGCCGACACCATGTAGTGGTTTGCGCTCTTCGCGCTGCGGTGCCTACTTTGGGGCGTTGCGGAGCATGAGCCCTCTCCGTAGCCGAATTTGCCCCGCTTGAGCGCGCTATGCTCCTGGAGCCATGAAGCACTACCTTGCCCTACTTGTCACTCTCGCCAGTTCGAGCTCCGCGTTCGCGCTGACTTTCGCCGGCGCAACTGAGAACCTCCTTTACTTCGAATACGCCAGGCTCGGGGCTGACTACTGCGAGAGCAAAGGATTTCCCGCTCGTGAGATTCAGAGGAACTGGCAAGCCAAGCACGAGCCTCTGCATAGGCAGAGCATTCAAACGGTGCGGGGTGAGGGGGCAAGGCGCGGTCTGACAACAGCGACTGAACAGGACGCGCTTCTGGTTGAGGTCATGCGCCCGGTCACCAAGACCGCCCAGGCCAAGGTGGATGGCGCGGCGATACCGTGCGCAAAGTTCGGCCGACTCATCGAAGGGTTTGGAGCTGATTTCAAACGCTGAATAGTTGCCGAGATTGCGGCGAGAAGCGCCCGCTCCCTGCTGAATTTGGCCCGAAGGTGTGACCGGGCGCCTCCGGCCGAGAGCAGCAGTTCGGCACGGGTAGCCGCTTCCGATCATCTACCCCTCTAGGGTTCGACTGCGTGACTGCGCGCCGAGATTATCGGCGCATGCGAAACGAAACCATCGACACCCTGGCCGCCGTCGGCGGCAAAGCAACCGCCACCGGCGTGGGCATGACCGGCGTCGGCTGGTTCCTCTCGAACGAATTCTTCGGGCTGGTCGGTGCATTCGTTGCCGTCGCTGGCCTGCTGGTCGCGTGGTACTACAAGCGCGAGGCCAATCGGCGACAGGTCGTCGAGCACGAACTGCGCGTTGCTCGTCTCCGCCTCGGCATGAGCTCGGACACGGATCTCGGCGAACTGGGCAGGGACGACTGATGAAGGGGGTGCGCATCGCGGTGGCCGCGCTAACGCTCTCGGCGGCTGGCTTTGCCGCCTGGGTCCAGCATGAAGGGACGGGGCCCGTCGCCGTGCGTCCAGATGGCGTCGAGGTGCTGAAGTCCTACGTGCCGACTCAGGGCGACGTCCCAACAATCGGGCACGGCTCGACCCGCTACGAGGACGGCACCCGCGTGACGCTCGCAGATCCGCCGATCACGCGCAGGCGAGCCGAAGAGCTTGCGCGCAACCTGAATCGCGCCGAGGAGCGGCGCTTCGCAGCTTCGCTACCTGGAGTGCTGCTTACCCAGGACGAGTTCGACCTCTACATGGATTTCGTTGGACAGTACGGTATGCCCAACTGGTCGGGCTCCAGTATGCGGCGCGAGCTGCTCGCTGGGCAGCCACGCGCGGCGTGTGATGCGCTGCTCAACTGGCGCTTTCAGGCCGGCAGGGACTGCAAGCTGCCGCAGAACTGGGGCCCGAAGGGCTGCAAGGGCGTGTGGCTGCGCCAGCAGGATCGGCACCGAGCCTGCATTGCCGCGCAGTAGGAGGAAATGATGCTGCCCGACCTCAAGACGCCTCTGCTGTGGGCACTCAGCCTTGCACTCGTCGCCGCGCTGGCCACGGCCGGCATCGAGCGCACGCGCGCAGCTGGTGCTCGCGCCGATGCTGCTGCAGCTCGCAAGGATCTCGCCGACTACCGTGCCTCACAGGCCGAATCCGGCCGGCTGGCCGAGCGCGCCGCGCGCACCCAAGAACAGACCTGGCGCGCTCGCGTCGATGGAGTGATTCAAGATGGTCAAAAACAGATTGCCCGTGCTCGGGATGATGCTGGCCGTGCTGGTGCTGCTGAACGCCGGCTGCGCGAACAGCTTGCCGCCTATCGCGCCGCCGTCCGCGCAGCCACCACAGCGGCCGGCCCTGCCGG